GCTTATTATATTCTCTCATATCCTCAATTCGTTTTTCCCTATTTTTACGATATGACTTTTCCCTGCTTTCTTTCTCCTTTTCAGGATTCTTCAGCACGTATTCACGTCTCTTCCGGTTTATGTCTAATCTTAGACCATCATGGTATGTTCCATCTAGTTTTCCTCGCGCCCTTTGAAGCAACACACCGATGCAGTTCGTGCTTATGCCAAGCCTATCGGAAATTTGACGGTGAGTCAAGCCCTCAACTTTGAGCGATATCACTTCTCGTTCGCGCGGAGATAGCACAGAAAAGTCTTTGATTTTATAATCATCATAGTTTCTGCGCCTCGGTGAGGGGGAAGG